TCGGTCCTGTATCACCCGTTGGGCCCGTAGGTCCAGTGTTACCCGTTGGGCCCGTAGGTCCAGTGTTACCCGTGTTACCCGTGTTACCCGTGTTACCCGTGTTACCCGTGTTACCTGTCGGCCCTGTATCACCCGTTGGTCCTGTCGGTCCAGTCGGTCCAGTCTCACCTGTGTTACCTGTCGGTCCCGTGGGTCCAGTGTTACCAGTGTTACCCGTGTTACCCGTGTTACCTGTCGGTCCCGTGTTACCTGTCGGTCCCGTGGGTCCAGTCTCACCCGTTGGTCCTGTCGGCCCTGTCGGCCCTGTCGGCCCTGTCGGCCCTGTCGGCCCTGTCGGTCCTGTATCACCCGTGTTACCCGTTGCCCCAGTTGGACCTGTGTTACCTGTCGGTCCCGTGGGTCCAGTGTTACCAGTGTTACCCGTGTTACCCGTGTTACCTGTCGGTCCCGTGGGTCCAGTCTCACCCGTTGGTCCTGTCGGCCCTGTCGGTCCTGTTGGTCCTGTTGGTCCTGTTGGTCCTGTGTTACCTGTTGCCCCAGTTGGACCCGTGTTACCTGTAGGTCCGGTAGTAACTGAAGTAGGCCCAGTGTTACCCGTCGGACCCGTCACAGTAGATGGTGCTCCTGTCGGTCCAGTGTCGCCCGTTGGTCCGGTGGTGATACTGGCTTGCCCAGTTGGACCCGTAAAGCCGGTTACAATAGATGGCGCTCCAGTCGGTCCTGTTGTCATAGAAGCTGCACCAGTCGGCCCAGTGTTACCTGTTGGCCCTGTTGTGATAGAAGCTAATCCAGTTGGACCCGTGTTACCTGTTGGTCCGGTATTACCTGTAAAGCCGGTCACAGTAGATGGCGCTCCAGTCGGTCCAGTGTTGCCTGTCGGACCTGTCGTAACCGAAGTTGGACCCGTTGGACCTGTGTTACCTGTTGGACCTGTAGTGATCGACGTTGCACCAGTCGGTCCGGTGTTACCCGTTGGTCCTGTGGTGATCGACGCTGCACCAGTGGGTCCAGTGTTACCTGTTGGGCCTGTGGTTACGGAGGCTAATCCCGTAGGGCCAGTCACTGTGCTGTCCATTCCTGCATGACCTTGTGGTCCAGTATTACCTGCTGTGCCTTGGATTCCGGGAATTCCCTGCGGACCCGGACATCCCTTTGGTCCGGTGTTACCCAGTAAACCCTGAATACCCGGAACCCCCTGAACCCCCTGCACACCCTGCGGACCCGTATCGCCAAGAGGCCCATCACTACCAACTGCCCCCTGCGGCCCAGTGGGTCCAGGAACTGTGCTGTCCATTCCCACATTTCCCTGTGGCCCAGTATTACCCGCAGTTCCCTGTATTCCAGGTATACCCTGAGGACCTAGACACCCCTTTGGTCCAGTATTACCTGGTAAACCCTGAATACCCGGAACCCCTTGAACCCCTTGAACTCCTTGCGGACCCGTATCGCCAAGAGTAATCACCGGTCCAACGGGCCCAGTGGGTCCAACGTCTCCAAGAAATGGAAGATTAGCCCATGTATCACGACCGTTTCCAATCTTTAGCTGACCTGTATCTGTATTGACTCCGGGCTCGCCAAGCGCAAGAATGGCACCATCGGCCCATCGTGCTGTCGTATCTCGACGTAGCAAAAACTTGACCGGCGTGTTGCCACAGTTTGCCATTATTAACATACCACAGTTTGTGATGTGCCACCATCTAACACAACCGTGCCACCATTTCCATCGAGGATCTCGCAAATCTCGGCTGCCGCATCTCGGCCATCCAATACCGGATTGCAAACTGCATCCACAACCGCAGCACATACGCGCTGGCAGATACTTGTGATCGAGTAGATCTCGAGAACACCATTGGTGAATCCAGAGGTATGGTTGCTCTCGCGCAAGATAACGTTGGGACTTGCATAGTGCGCATTCACAACGGCTTGTCTACGGATCTGCTGTGTATACATGGATGCATCGCGACCCGATGAAAAAGATCGTTCCTTGCCCACTGAGAGTGGGGGTGGAAAGCTTCGAATGTCGGGTGCAAGCGGTGCATTCAAGTGTGATTGGTAGAATAAATTTATCATGACCAACGCCATAAGGGCGCTCGCTATGAGGTTAATCATTACTCAGTGCCGAGGTTAAACCAGCGGAGAGCCTCCGAGACATCTGACTCACCATCTGTGTGCTCCATCAGAAGCTTCTCAAACCGCAGCTTGATGGCCTCCGTATCGCGATTGAGTGACAGTGCGATCTCCTCAAACGTCTTGTTCTCCAGACGACGAAGACGAACCATCTCGCGCTCCTCCATCACAGTCCAACGCTGATTGTGACGAGAAGGAATGAGAACGGGGGTAACGCGCTTAGAAGAGGACTTAGTGGAACGGGTCTGCATTCTGTTGTAAGACGGTATTTACCGACGTGCAGCAGAATTCGTTTTGTGTGTAGAAATTTGGATCTGATGAATGTGCCGCAGGGAGGAACCGAACCTCCGACCTACCGCTGATTGAGGCGCAGTTAACTGCAACATACAAAGCGGGTGCTCTACCACTGAGCTACGACGGCATGTGCTTCTACTCGGGATCGAACCGAGGTTGCCGGCTTCAAAGGCCGGCGTCCTGACCACTGGACGATAGAAGCGAATACGAGCGGTGGGATTCGAACCCACGAGGTGTGAACCAACAGATCTTAAGCCTGTCTCCTTAACCACTCGGACACACTCGTGATTTTGGGTTTGATTTTGGGTTGTTACCGCATGCGGGGATTGAACCCGCGACTACCGGCTAACATTCGCATAAAAGGCCGGTGCTCTACCATCTGAGCTAATGCGATGGGTCCGTCATAAGACCGGTGCTCTACCACTGAGCTAATGCGGCATGTGGAGCGACACGTGGGAATTGAACCCACGACGTCCCGCTTCCCCCAAGGTAGAAGGCGGGCACTCTATCCACTGAGTTAGTGTCGCAAAGTTAAAAATTTGGTTTGAATACGCTGAGCGGGAATCGGACCCGCGCAAACAGATTGGAAATCTGTTAGTCTACCACTAACTTATCAGCGTTGTGAACGAGTTGCGGATTGAACGCAAGACCTTCTCCGTGTAAAGGAGACGCTCTAACCACTGAGCTACTCATCCTTTCCCATACCGGGAGTCGAACCCGGGCCAAGGCTGTGAAAGAGCCCTATCCTAACCGCTAGACTATATAGGATGCGCAGGGGCATCGTATGCCCCGGGGACAGCTCCCCCACTTTACTCCGTCTTAGCCTGTTTAAACTCTTCACGTAACTTCATGAGAATCTTTCCAAGCTGATTCTGCCCCTTCCACTTGGCTGGGTTGTTCGCATCGGCAGTATCGGCTGACGTGCCGATACCCCAATACTTATCGCGGGGATTTGCCTCACCAATGATAGCATCTCCCGTTGCAAGCAGCTTTTCCATCAGACTATGAGTCGGATTGACAAACTTTGCACGGACAGCCTTCTCCATGATCGGGATCTTTACCTCATCCCACTTTGCTTCACTGAAATTCTTGACCTTGCGTCCGAGAGCCTTGACTGACTTTGCCTCGGTATACTCCTTGTTGCGCGGCGGCTTCATCATTTTAACGGCTTGCTCGGAGTCCTTACCCTCGAACATCATCGCCTTTGACCACTGGAAGTAATGTTCCACAGTGGGGAATGTAACACCGTCCACCTCAAAGGGCGCTACAAACATATTGCTCATAAACCTAAATTCTCCCTTACTTTCATCTGCTCCATAGAACAGGATGGGCTTTGTGGCCTCTTCTTTTGCCGGCACGGGCGCTGCCTTAATCAATCTCTTTTTCTTTGCGGCCGGTGGCTTAGGGGGTTCGGCGGCTTCAACGACGGGGAGTTCGGCTGATTGGACAGTCTCCTGCGGGGCGGAGCGCTTGAACACGAAGGAGCGGTGCAGGAAGGAGAATGCCTGGTGTTCCTGAGTAAGTGTGATCGCTGTTTGCTGAGCATAATGATCAGCAAACATTGTGGTTCGAACCAACTCATAACCGGCTTCTGCTAATAAATCCGTGACCTTCCCGAATGGGACAAGTGCTTCATCCATCGGCTTCTCGAAACTTTCGAGTTTCACCGAAATCATTTGCCCGAACTCTTCACGCCATGTATCACCGTCATCGTATGACTTTGTGATCTCACCAAACACCTGGCCATCGGCACGGAAGAGGGAACTCTTCTTGCCCACGAGACTTGCATAGACAGCTGCGCCATCCATACACGTCCCAAAGAACTCCCCCTTACCATGATCAATGAGGTTCTTTGTAAATACCTTAAACGTCTCTTCAGATGTGCATGCATAGTGCATGGCCATCTGGCATGAGATCGTATCGAACTGCTTCAGTCCGGCAAACTGCTGCAGATACGGCGTAGGAGCAGGCTCCAGTCCAGCAAGGATGCGGATATACCGATTATCCTGCTCATAAAGCGGCTGAGTCATATCGCCCACCATGAACAGCGCAGGAGGAAGGCGACCCTGTGCCTGCTCGCGAATGTAGCGAACACATGCACCCTGAACAGGAGACTCCAGATTTCCAGACGCAATATCCATACCCACGACGCGACTGGGCTTGGCCTCCTTCCACTTCAGCAGATCACCACCACGACCCATCGCCAGCTCAAGCAGCGTGCTTCCGGGCTTGACACTTTGCTTGAACAGAATGGCCTTGATCTTGTTGTGGAATGCATAGGTATCCTTCAACACACGATCACGAGATCCAAGATCATCTCGGTAATACAGATCATCCTCAAACGTATCGTCGGGAGGGTTCGAAACGCAGGTAGTCAGCATCTCCTCGGTAACCGGCACGTGAATGTTGGTCCAGATACTGTTTGCAGTTGTGACATCATTGCCAAACTGCGGCTGGTGCAGAACACGATACTGATATGTCTTGTCATATCGAGTTCGAAGAATCACCCAGCGGTCATTATCGACATCGCGCACACACTCGATGATCGTGTTATCCTCAATCCGAGCACCATGCGAGTCCACTGGCATCCCCTTTCCATCCAAAGGAATCATGATATTGTAGGCTTCAGGATTACGTGGAACAGACGGCTGGAAGATACCAGGAACACGGTCTCGCGTCTCGGCAAGGACCTGTAACTCAGGCGCCATCTGAGGAGGAGCATATTCTCCTGTCATCGTCTCGCATGGATAGACGATATCAAACCCTCGCGTCCGACCGATATACAACTGTCCCTTGAACACACGCTGCTTGAGAACCGTATCATATGCCTCACCTGGGCTGAACTTCACGAGAAAGTCAATGCTGTTCTGATCCGCGGGCTTCCACTTGTAGACCGTAGTCCACGTGTTTCCGCGGCGGTCAGACAGCGGAGCAACTGGCGTAGTCCTCGGAGTGAAGATAAGTCCATCGGTCTCATACTCGAACTTGGTAGTGAGAATAGTGTTGATCGCCTCCTCCATTGCAGGTCCATCTCCGGCCAAGAACATCTTGGTCTCAATCCTGAGCGGCCGCCCGCCCACCTGCGTGGTAAAGTCTCGCTGAATATCCGCAACAAACTCATGAGCACAGCCAATACGAGATGACAGTGGATTTGCGATCACATCATTGTCTGTCGTAAACAGAGGCAGACGGGTCGTGTTCTTTCCACGGAAGGAATAGACGTCAAAGATGCAGAAGAGATTGCGGTCCTCAACATACTCACCGTCAATCGTGTCTCCAACGTGATTGTCCTTGACAGCAGTCATTCCGGTCCAGGTAATCGAACCGTTTGGACGAACCATGATGACCTTCTTATCGCGCATGACTGTCAGGAAGCACCGCTGACCGTCGGCCTTATTTGTGACCGTGTAGCCGTTCAGAATGTTATTCGGTCGGTCTGCGCGAACATGGCGTCTCTTCATCGTGACCGGATTGAGAAACCTGTGGCCCATAGAACCAAACTCCATGCTGTAGCGCTTGATATCTGATGAGGACAGCAGGAACGACGATCCCTGAAAGGCAGACAGCATCATGCCAATATGAATCATCATGGAATCCACAATCGTCTTGGGATCTGCGGTCCGATTCAGCACCTCAACCTCCAGCTCATACGATGGGTTCTGGCGCAGAAGATCTGAGCAGGTCTTTGTGCTCTTTGTCTTGGACTTCACCAGAGAGAAATCAATCTGCAGAAGTCCATCTTGGGTCTTCCAAGACTTGCGGTTCATGATGCGGATATGCGAGGTTGCATCCATGGCAGCTCCCGTGAAATCCCGTCGAACTTCCTCTTCCTTTCGCAGAGTGAAGCGAAGAGATGAGTCAGGAACATCAATCATATCATCGCGACCACCGTGTCCCCCGAAGTAACGAGTCTTGCGCTCAACTCGCAAGGGCGTGCCACGGAACGAGTTGGTTGTCAGGACCTTCTGAATATTCTCCGGACCTCGAACGACAACACGCAATCCATCGGAGAAAGTGAACGTGCAGTGCTGTGCTTCAACAGCCGGTCCTGCAGAGAATCCCTCGACTGTCTTGATGATTCGGTCGGCTACATCCTTGGTCTGAATCTGCCCAGCCAAGACCTTACATTCCAGTTCAGCGTTTGCATTCTTGACAAATGTTGCAAGGTACTCAAGGTCCCCCCGTTCGCTAGACGAGAGAAGAGATTCCATCTTGCCCTTATAAATTCCTCCGATTATGTTTATTCGTTTTTGATCTTCATGAAGTTGTCCACTTCCTCTTGCATGCCTTCTTCGGTAAGCTTCAACACCGGACCCTTTTCAAACATCTCCTTAATCAACTCCTGAAACTCTCCTGCGTGGTGATCAAGCTTATCAAGCAGAGCTCCGGCATCATATGTGCAGGGCACAACATCACCAGACTTAAAAACAGGATCAGGAAGCGGTGGTTCGGCCGCAATCATCTCCTGTGCAGTTGCATACTCCTTTACCTCGCCACTACTGATAGGAACAAATCGTTTCTCTTCACCAAATGCTATCGATGTAGGGACGGCAATATCACCATCTCTCGGTTCGCGAGCATCAAGTATAGTTTTGATTTGTTCTTCGGTCAGAGGCACTGCAGATACATCAAGTGCGACGTCCATTTATTCTTTCCGTAAACTTTTCCGAGCTCGTTCGTCCGCATCCATTCGCTTGCGCTGATCCAAGTAAAAAGCAACTAACGATTCCATCTCGGCTATGCATCCCTCGGGAAGAGACTCAGAGGACACCAGCACTCCTGTTTGTGTCTTGGTGTATTCGTCGGTATACTTCTTAATAATTGTAAAGACCTGTGCATGTTCGTGAATATCAAGAAGATCAATCTGTTCACGCAGTTTTTCCTTCCTGCTTCGACTCATTTGGTTGATCAACCGGAGCTTTCTTCGAGAGCTTCCTACGAACAGAAGGTGCTGAAGCAGCCTTTGCAACATCTGCACTGACACTGACCACACGCTGCTCGGATGCATTTGACGGTCCAGATGCCGCGATAACCGGCTCCTCGGACTCGGCAGTAGGAGCAAGTGCTTGCTCGACCGCAGGATTAATCACCGATGTGAGTGTGCCAAGGACAACAATCGAATCATCTCCCTGCTGAAACCGAGAGCCGATGACCTTGAACTCAATCTCTTGTCCCTCCTTCACGTCCTCGAAGGATGAATTTCCAAGATGGAGATCGCGAGGCAGGAGAATCTTCATCGGAGTCAACTCTGCATGGAGACCAATCTTGCTAAGAAGAGTCACTGTCGCCCTGAACGTCTGACCAGGATGCGGCATACAGACATCAGCCTGAAACCGAACCGTATACTCCAGCCCTCCCTTGATCAGATTGATACGACCAAGAGAGTTATCAATAATTGTGATACTGCGACGCTGAATAAATCCTTCTGGTGTGCACAGTCCCTCATACTTCATGCGAAGCTGTGCAAGCAGGCTTACGTGAATGTTACGCTGAAGATTCGGAGCATTGATGTGAACTGACCGAGTCAACTCCCGTCGTTCGAAGACAGGATCCATGCTATCTGTTATCTGTATTCATCACTTTTCGTTTTTGGCTGCCTTTGCCGCTTTAGTTGTTGTCAAAACACTCATTTCTTCAGGGGTATACCATGCCATGTTTGTCTCTTCACGAGACAGCAGCTCCATGATGTCACAGCGAGACCATGCAGCCTTGGAAGGAATCTTTCCAATACCGACATTCAGTTTGTCCGCATAAAGTCCAAGCTTCTCAACCAGTTTTGAGTTATTGGATCCAGTTCCGCACACAATCGGCACATCGCGCTTAGTTCCGTGAATACGAGTGAAGACACCATCCTTCTCTTCGAACTTTCCAATTGAGAACACTCCTCCCTTTATGGTTCCAATCATCTTATCGTTATCTGCTGCATATTTGGCCTCCAGTTCACGAACCCATGCCTGCACTGCCGTGCGGTCCTCGCCAATTGGATCAGCGGGGTCGTAGTCATCGCGCCCAAGCACAATGATATCTGTGCCAGGGACCTTGAGCCGCTCTGTGAACTGAAGAGGCGCACCTCCACGAATATATGCAATCTTCTGTTCACGACTGAGAGAATGGTCAAACACATATCCAGGTAGAACACTCTCAAAGCGAGTCTTGATCTCTGCAGAAAAGGGCAACGCTGCAATCAATGGTGCTAACTCTGGAATTCCCTCAACTGCTGTGGGCTTCTCGGGTTCTACGAACTCAATCTGCGCATCTGCACGAACCGGAGGAGAGGTTGTGCGTTCAATAATCGTTCCGTTCTCCACACCGATCGGCCCTAACGTGTATAAATCTCCGCGAGACTGCAGAAGACTGGGCCGGCCGAAAGAATCCTTGAATCGAAACCCAGTTCGAATGGCATTTTGCAACAGAAATACGACCACGTCTTTTTGATACATATTCAAGAACGCAAATAGTTCGTTACGGTCCCAGATCGGCTTATCAATAAACATCTTGCCAATCTTGCTAAACACTTCATCACGCACATCGAAATATGTGGAGAGTGGGCGAACATATCCTTCATCCGGAACCGACGGCTTCACTCTGCATTCTGCCGGTTCAGAATCTGAGAAGACAGGAGCAAGCATATCCTTCAGCAGCAACTTGACTTCATCATTTCCTTCGGACCGCCGCTGAGGAATTTCCAGGTTCTTCCAGTCCTGCGGGAGTGTATTCAAACTAATCTGAATCGGACAGTCCATTGCAGATTCTTCAAGCAACTTACGAACTTTAGCAATCTTCACACCTTTCTCTTCCACCTTTGTGCGATACGTGTATTCATCAAAACATTCAATATCTGTATCAGATCGAACAACGTGCAGATAAACCGAGCAGTTCTGCTCTTCAAACGGTAAGGCTTGGTGACTGCACGTGCGTAGAGCCCGACCAATTACTTGTTCAATTCGGCTCATGTTCCACCAAGGATCAATCACGTGGACTTGGCGCACATATCTGAAGTTCACTCCTTCTGAGATACGAGGAGTTGCAACAATCACGCGCACTTTCTCTCCATTCACATTCTTGTCTGAACGAGCCAACTGAAGAAGTGCATTTGTCTGAGGAGTGCTGACCTCGCTACTAAGCAGCATGTAATCTCCCTTTGACTTTCCCTTATAGGCTGCATTCATCAAGAGAGGAGGTCCACTCGCAGGTGCAAATCCGTGCTCTTCAAGAGCCATTGCAAAGAGACGAGCGCCCCGTTCCACATAATTCGAGTAGACCAACACCACGCCCTTCGACGCTTCAATTGATTTGATAATACTGACAAACTTTGCAGAGACTCCGGGAAGTGTTTCGGGAGTCAGGCACGGTTCCGAAGTATATTCAAATCTATCCGCCACTCTGCGAAAAAGAGAACTAAAGTCCTTATTTCCAGGCAGAACGCTGATAGTCGGAATAATCAATGCCTTGCGACCTTCTTCGTCTTCACCCTCTTTTGCAACTGAACCATCGATAACCTTCTTCTGGTCTCCGGATAATGTCGATGAAGTGACAGTCAAATATTTCATCTTGGTTGCCGGTCCAATCACTGAGCTGGTAAAGCTCGTCAGAGGTTCGGGAAGACCGTCTTGGATCTCCGGTGCAGGAAGGCGGAAAGGAAAGGTGAACGGATTCTCTCCCTTCACATACGAAACATATGTCTGTGCCCAATCGCGAAACTCCTGCTCTTTGGATGTCTTAATCGAACCATCTGCAAGCAGAAACTCACTAGGCAGAATCTTCTTGTTCTTCGCTTGCTTGCGATCATTCCACAAAAACAGATTCATGT